CATATAGATGGGTAGCCCGGGAATGATGTCAAATGTTATTTCGTGTGCTAGGGGATGCGACCATTTTTCCCGTATTGTTTCCTGATACGACTTCTCATCCAGTCCAATGCTTCGCAAGAAATCCACCCCTTTCTCGAACGTGTCTCCAATGGTGACCTCGTGTTCTTGGGGGAATTTGGCATTGTCGAACACCTTGGTGGTCATGGTGACATGTTTTCCTTCGTCGCGAATACGCACAAAACCAGGTTTATCGCCTGCCTCTTCACAGCGTTTAAAAATTACCCGGTAGAACTTAATTGGATCGTGTATTTTCTTGGCACCGTTCTTCCGGAGAATCCGTTTGACCGCGTCTACGTCAATGTTCAAAAATTTTGCCTCATATTCCTTGGGCATAACTATATATACTTCAGGTTATATTTTTATTCGTCCGAATAAAATGATAACCGTATCCGCGTATGTCTACGTTCCCTTCGCGGATGTTCTGGACACACGGGTTCTTCTTCTCTTTCCTCGTCCATTTCGTTTTGTTTTCAGGGTAGTACGCCGACGCGTGCGGTTCGACGGTCCCTTCTTTGTCTTCGTGCGGAGGGGGAGTCTTTTGCGAGTCGTCGACGACTTGCGTTTATCTCCTGGACGATAGACGAGGAAATGTTCGTCGTATATTCGCGTACCCCGTTTATCGCGCAACTCCGCGAGCACATTGGTCTTGTGTGCTCGCATCTCTTCAAGCGTTTCCTGGTGTCCATAACACGTAATACTAAATCTGCGCAACAGACCTTTTTGTGACAATCGGTTTTTCTCCTGGACATCAAAGAGGAACTGCGACATACACAGAATACGATTGGCGTACTCCTCGCCATAATCTCCATAACCGTACAAAAACGCCAGGTAGAAGCTGAGCATGGTATCGATGGTAGCTATCTTTACTTCTCGCTTGTCGACATCAATTACATTGTAGCTGTGGCATCCGACCGGTTCATACACATAGCATATGGTATCACGCCCCACCTTCACCTCGTAGTTCTTAGGAATGATTTCGCCGATTTGTTTGTGGAACACAATGTCTACGTTCTCCACCCCATCATCCTTGAGTCTTTCGCGCAGTATTTCCGCGGTTCGTTTTGGTTCATTCGAGAGAACATCAAAGTCAGGAACAGGTTTCAGTTTCTTCTGTAGTTTCTTGGGCATATATTTGGAATAGTGTGAAATAGCATATCCCCCGAAAAAAATAACTCCTTGGTTGACGAGCGTGTCTCTTGTCACGCTAAAGATTCGCACAGCTTCATCTTGCGAAAACTCCATAGGACGCTGGAACTCGGAGTCGCCGCATTTCTTACTGTTGAGCGGATAATGTTTGTTGAGCAAACGCATGCGCTTGTACACCTTCTCCCATCTGCTCGTATCGCCTGCTGGTCGACTTAGTTCTAAAAACATGGACATTCTCAAAAAGTTGGGCGGAGTGTATGGAATACCATTCACGGTGATTGCGTGTTTCTTCAGCGTAGCAAACAACGGCTTGGGAATCGACGTGATATCCGCAACCGGGATGAACTGAACAAACACCTTGTATGTTCCGAAATGCTGGCCAGCCTTTGCCTCCACGTGCTCGTATCCTTTTGCGTGGTAGATGTCCGCAAGGGCTTTGGCGTCATCCATCGCGTTGGGTGAAAAAAAATCATAGTCAGGGATATCTGTTTCTTCGTCGTAAAACTGATCATCTTTAGGCAGGATGTTGTTGATGGCGATGCCACCATACGGAATCAGACCCCTCTTTTTGATAAATTCCTCAACGATCGTTGTCATGTCCTTGATGGCAGGAGAAGACACCACGCGCTTTGCTATTTTTTCCTGGGCCATATCAACTGATGTTCTTAATATGGCCAGCTCGCATTCGTCAAACGACATATTTTTAGTACATATTTTCTTGGGCATGAGACTATATATACTACGTAGAAAATGTCATACACAATAACCTCTTTATATTTCAAAGTCATAGAGTCCCTGGTTACTCTTCATCTCTCGAGGAGCATAGGATAACTTCTTGTCTGGTGGAGGAGGCTTCTTGATATAGACGGGAATATACCGTAGGTCACGGGGTTTCAAAACAAACGCATGACCGTTGTTATCGAAGTAGTCGGTGTCTTCCCTCAACATGCTGTCGGGCGACTGGTATCGCATCGCCACAAACTGGCACCCCAGTGTTCGCGAAACAATGGAACCAGGATTCTCTGGGTTGTTTTTGTCGTCGGGCAACACAATGGTCATGTTTTGTTTGTTAAACTCTTTCAGTTCGTCCATGTCAGGGGTATGCTTGACACCCTGAGTATATCTGAGAGCACGCATGAAGACAGAATTGCTGGTCATGTTGATAAATTCATTAAGGGCTTTGTTTTCCAAAAACGCTGAATTGGACTTGTCTGCGATCACAACGATTTTTCGGCGAAGAGAAAGCAACGGAGTGTCGCCTAAATTATTTCCACCGTTTTCGTCGCTGTATTTGCTACCAAGAACGTATTCACTCATATTTTTGAACATAACCGCCATATTGGAGAACATCTTCTGGTTCGTGCTCTGCATGCGAAGATGGATAATAATGGGGTCGTTGGGATTGGGGCATCCGCTCGAGGAGTAGGCAAATTCGCGCAGGGTTACCAGCACGTCTCCAAACGGAACATAGTTGAATGTTTCCTTCACGTGAAAATTTTTGTCCATGGAAGAAGCAACAATCGGATTGTTGTCAAGAGAGTAAATCTCAAAGTCGAAGCAGCGGACACCTTGTTTAATGACGTCCTTCAAGGAACAAAGCGAAACCGCACTATTTTTATAGTTACCTGGATTACATGCGTTATATGCCGTTTTGATGTAATAATCGCGAAGTTTATATTTGAAATTGTTTGTTGCGTTTTTCGAGACGTTGTTGTTGTTTATTGGTGCTATTTTTCCATCCACATCTGGGTACATTGCGTTCATCTTTTTACATAAAGTATTTTCAAGGGTTCGGTTGTAACTATAATTCCATATCATAAGTGCAACGGCAATAATCAAGAGGATGTTCACGACGATAACAATCATGTTTTCATTAATAGATGCGATAATTTTTCCAGTGTCAACCGATTTTATAGAAGTGAATGCCTTATTGAATGATGTAGATATTTTACTGGCATATGTGTCTGCTGTAGATTTTTCCATAGGTCTATTGATATACTTAGATATTATTATATCTAGAAAGAAAAAGGTTAAATAATATAAGTATATATTAATAACTATGGCTGGTGGACTATTATCATTGGTAAGCCAAGGTCAGCAATCAATTATCTTATTTGGAAACCCCTCAAAAACTTTCTTCAAATCAACCTACGCTAAAACAACAAATTTCGGGTTACAGAAGTTCCGAGTTGATTATGAGGGGTCAAAAATGTTGAGTCTCACAGAAGAGACCACGTTTCAGTTTAAAATACCCCGGTATGCGGATTTGCTTATGGACACATACATTACTTTGGATATGCCTACCATATGGTCTCCTATCTATCCACCTACGGTGGAAACAGGAAACCAATGGGCTCCATACGAATTCAAATGGATAGAAAACCTGGGTGCAAAAATGATTTCCAACATAAATATCACGTGTGGAAATCAAAAACTACAGGAATATTCTGGCGATTATTTGTTAGCACAGATACAGCGCGATCTCAACGGCACAAAGAGAGTATTATTTAATACCATGTCAGGAGATACCAATGACATGAACGATCCAGGAAACAGTGGAGCACGAGTCAATTCGTACCCCAATGCTTATTACACAACCGCCAATAACGGTCCAGAGCCATCGATTCGTGGTCGCACTCTATACATACCCTTGAACAGTTGGTTCTGTAATAAATCGCAAAAGGCGTTTCCTCTCATCTCCTTACAGTACAACGAACTCATTGTATCGATTACATTCCGTCCAATAAATCAGCTGTTTACGATACGTGACGTATTTGACCCCGTTAACGATTTTCCGTATGTCGCGCCCAATTTTAATTTGTCGCAGATGCAGATGTATCGGTTTGTACAACCCCCACCCGACATTACTCTCCTTCCAGAGAAATACGACGACAAACGAGCAGTGTGGAACAGTGATATCCATTTGACGTGTACATACTGTTTTTTGTCAAACGATGAGTCTCGGCTGTTTGCGAAAAACGAACAAAAGTACCTCTTCAAACAAGTTCACGAGGAAAAATTCTACAACGTGACCGGTCCCAACAAAGTGGAGATCAATTCGATTGGTCTTGTTACGGATTATCTCTTCTACTTTCAACGAAGTGACGCGAATTTGCGAAACGAATGGAGTAATTATACGAACTGGCCATATAACTATCTACCATCAGATATCGAGTTTGCTCCTTCTGATGGAAGTTACAATGTGGTAGAATTGGATCCGTCAGGCAATCCTGTGTTTGTGCCGATTGGACCAGGCGTCAATCCTAGCGGGATAGCTACCGGTCTCATGATTACGGGGGATTATAGTACCGCCAACACGCGTCCTATCCTTGAAAGCCTAGGAATTCTGTTTGACGGCGAGTATCGGGAAAACATCCAGCCTGCCGGCGTGTTCAACTACGTTGAAAAATTTGTGCGAACGCCTGGTGCGGCACCATATGGGTTGTATTGTTACAACTACAGCATGAATTCAGCTGCGTTATATTCAGACAACCAGCCTGCGGGGGCCACCAATATGAACAGATTCAACAAAATCGAGCTCGAGTTCACCACGAACATCCCCCAACTTGACCCTCTTGCCCAAGTCGTAACCATTTGCGACCCTGAGAGCGGTGAAATTATCGGTGTAAACAAGCCGACGTGGCGGATATACGATTACAACTATGATCTATATTTCTTCGAAGAGCGTGTAAATGTGATCACGTTTGTCGGAGGAAACTGTGCGCTGATGTATGCCACGTAATATGGTGTCGATGTTGATGTCGATGTTGACATTGATATTGATATTGATGTTTATATTGTAATGACACTATTTTTATAAATACTGTCATTGTTTCTATGGTTGTTGTTCGTCGTTACGTTGTTATTATTATTATTATTATTATTATTGTTATTATTGTAGATAATAACGAGCATATCCAATGACCGCACAATCTATTCTTCCTCCAGCATGTCCTGTGACATGTGAATCG